ATGTGATTTTGTGGGTAACTTTACCTTGAAAGATTTGGATAGCAAAACTTTGAAAGAATGTTGCGATATGTGGTGTGATAGTTTCAAAATAAAAGATTATACCTTTCATTCAACCATTAAAATGGAGATGGCAATTTAACTCGAATCGTCTTTATTGAGACCATTGTCAAATCTTTGGATTGATCAGATTCCAAAAATCTACGATTGTCTCTCAAAATCTGAAAGTTGCGATCGTCAGATTTTGAAATCCTAGAAAAAATTTTTTTAAATCTAAAAGTTTTTCAAAAAGTGGATGAATTTAAAGTTTTGAGAACCACAATTTTCAACTATTTTTAAACCAAATAGTTTGTGGTTAAGCGTTTGCCCGTAGGGCTTCAAAGCATACTGGTGGTCACCACACTTGGGGTTAGAATTTGTTATAACGATATCTTTTATGGTTGATTTTAACGCAACAACATTCAAAGTGTCATATCCAAACGTGTATCGATTGTACACTGTGAAGATTTTTTGTTCATCATTTGATGACTTGGTAAATTGACCATTTGAGTGCGTAAAGTCCAAATTGCTCTCGTTAATCGACTTTACGAGTTCGTTTATGTAGTCTTTTGAGTTGTCTCCGTGAAGGAGAGTGCCGTGGTGGAACATGTTAACGTTGTAGCACTTTTTGGCCAAAAACACATGTCGGGGTCTCTTTTTTTAAATATTTTGAGTTTATAGTCACCTTTCAGGATAACTTTTTGATTAGGATGATTGTCGATCAAAAATGTTGTAGCACTCATTTTTATATACTAATAAATTAAAAAATCTGATCTAATAAATGGAAGACAACATTAATTTGAACGAAATCTATATACATGATTCAAAATTGTTTAAAGCCAAAAATTTGAAAAGCTTTATAAAGAACCATAAAATTCAAGAACATGATATGGTTAAACTTAAGGGCAACAAAATTGGTATTAAACGAAGTTGGATTAAAAAAAATATACCTTCTTTTAACCTTAAATTGGAAGAAATGAGCGACCCGGAAAGTATCAATTATTTTGAGGTTGGACCGACTTTAGAAAAATATGGATGTAAAACATTCAATCCAATCAGTCTTAACCTTGATTCAACCACTGTAAAATATTTTATCAAAGAAGATAAGAGAACGCCATATTTTACCCGAAAGGGTTTAATCAAAATTATGGTTTTGTTTAACGCTTTGCAAGAAAATATTTTCGATTGGATGTATGAATTAAATAATGGTTGTTTGCAATCCCAAACAAATAATTTGTTGAACGTGTCAGAAATGGTTAATTTAAACCATACTCCAATTGTAAAACAAGTTGGTGGAGATGCGGTTCTGTCCAACCACATTTATAATGTCAACAACCAAGACATTATCGTTGATTTTAAAAGAATCGGCGACCTTAAAAAAGAACCAAATTTAAAACTTGTTCTTGAAGACTACAAATGTCCATTATATTCCCAGATGCAATTGAATTTTGAAAAATCTTTACATGAGGCAGAAGTCAACTTTAACAATAAACTTAAAGAATTGAAGCAGGAAAAGGTTATTCAACACCTTCAACAAGAGCTGGATAAAGAAAAAAGTCTCAAGGATCAAGTTTTATCCCTAACTCAATCTTTTATGCCAATGTCCATGATTAATGGTGATATTAAACCATCTCCATCGCCTTATATTTCAAATAATTCCCCAGCAAAGACTCTGAGTAAACTTAAACCATCAAAAATTCAATAAATTTTCACTTATAAATAAATTGAATTTAAAGAACAAATAAACCATAAAATAAACATGGTATATACAATAACTATTGATGGACCTATTGGAGCAGGTAAGTCGGCTCTCATCTCTCAGTTGAAAGATGATTTTACATGCTTCCAAGAACCAGTTGAAGAGTGGTCGCTTCTTCAAAGTTTTTATAGTGACATGCCTGCCTATGCGGCTCCATTTCAATTTCAAGTTTTATTTTCTTTTCATAAGATGTATTCTTCCTTTAAAAATGTCAAAGATAAAGTTATTTTGGAAAGGTGTCCTTGGTCCTCGAAAAATATTTTTACCAACATGTTAGTTGATGGTGGTTATATCAAACCAGAAGAATACAACTTATATTGCAATTTTTATGATAAGATTGCTTTCACCACAGATTTGTACATCTATCTAAAGGTTGACACGGACATTGCTTATCAAAGAATTTTAAATCGAGATCGTGCTGCAGAAAGATCATTAAAATTTGAATACTTGGAAATTTTAAACAACAAATATAATGAAGCTATCAAAACCTTAAAAAATGTCAAAATTGTTGATGCCAACCGACCATTAGCAGAGGTCAAATTGGAAGTGATGAATATATTGAGTCGTGATTAATTTAACCATAAAAGTCTTTTTATACCTGAAAGGTATAAAAAGAACCAAAAAATTTACTGTTGTTTCTCCCGAGCGTTGGAAAGTTCTGCGGCCAATTCCAATATTGTTTTTTTAGGCTCCTTTGAAACCATTATTTCTTTGGGTTGAGTATGAGTTGTTTCTTCTGTTCTTTGAGTCTTTTCGACTTGTTGAGCATGGTCAACCTGTTGTTGAACAAAGATATTGAACCACTCAAACGCGTTGTCTCCAGTGTATAAAGAAATTTCGTCGTTCGACAGGACCACAATAGTTGGCACAACCGAAAATTTTTTTGTAATCACATTTCGTATAACATTGTTATCAATGTTCATAAATTTTATACTCAATTTATCCATAATATTTGAATTATTAATTTGTTGAAGTAATGCTTTGCAATTACCAGAATGATTACTGTAAAAAACAGTGATGAATGTATCCATTGAATTTGGATTGTTGGTGGACATCGTGATTTTGTGTTTATTATATAATAAATGCAAATAATGACTCAAGATTTTGAAGCAAGCAATCCTTTTGGACCTATTGGATCTGAAAGGGTTAAAAAAGCACCCTATTCAATTTTAGCTCCGATGGGAATAAAGGCTGCATCAGCCATAATAAACAACAACAAAAATCAAATGCTACTACTTTCTATGCTTCGAGACAGATTGTTTTACGTTTCTCACCCTTCGCTTTCAACCTTGGAATGCTCTATAAATTTGAAAACAAAGAAGGAAATTGAACCACAAATATTTTTTGAACAAACTGTTGAAGAAATATTGAAATTGGCCAATTTCAACCTAAAACAAATTGAAGCAAAAAATAAAACATTTTCGCTTTTGTTTAAGGACGTTGCAGCCATGAAATTGTTGAATATAATTTTTAAAGACCAACAGGACCATCCTTTGTACCCAATTTATTTGAATTGGATAGAGGGTTCGGAATGGATGTCACGTATGTAGTGCCAGTCAAACTACAGCAAAATGCAGAAAATTGAATTTTTGTCTTGAAAAAAAATACCTAAATAAACACGTTGATATACAATGGCACTCATTATGGAAATTATGAAAACTATCGCTCAACCAATTGGTGAGTTGGCAGTATGGCTTGAAGAGACCTATCAAGTCGACGTCAGCGAAACCGTTGCAAAGTGGCATGAATTGACTGGAATGAACATCACTGTCAAAGAAGGAGAAGTAGCACACGACGAAGTCCAATCATTGAATGTTGATTCGACCAAGAGTCCCAAATCAAACAAAAAAATCCCCAAGACTAAAGACGTATGTCAACACGTTTTTCAAAGTGGTCAAAGAGTGGGAGAACAATGTGTTACCAAACCAAAAGGTGGGGCAACCTATTGTAGCGCTCACAAGCCCAAAGACAGTGTAAAATCTGCGGTTAAAGGTACCAAAGTACCTAAGAAAAAAGAAGTGAAGAAGGCAATTGACTCTGAATTTGAAAGTGACGAAGAAGCCCCAAAGGTACAAGCAGTAAAGGTTGTTAAAAAGCCTAAGAAAACAAGTGGAGACACTGATATGTCTGAAGATTCTGATGGTGAGCTTATACCACGAGAAGAAAAGGTTGAAAAATTGGCTGCTAAAAAAGCAGCTGAAGAAAAGGCTGCAGTAGCCACAAAAAAAGTTAAAAAGGCCTTCCACCATTCTGACGATGAACTAACAGAACCAGAAACACCAGTTAAACCTCTTTTGAAAAAAAAATCTCAAAAAGGTGCAACTAAACCAAAAGCCAAACAATATGACACTGACGACGAAACATTGGATAAAAGTTTGAACTTGAGTGATAATGAATAAATATAACCTTTTTAACCATAATTTTTTCATGCCCTTTGGGCATTAAAAAATGAATATTTTGACCTTAAATAAATACACGTCATGGCTACCATAGTTGAAACTATAACAACAAGTGTTGTTGTCACACGTAAGGTAAAATTTGCCTTAAAACCAATAATTATTATTTTTGAAGACGATGAAGATAGAAAGGGACCATGGGAATTATTTGCCGTGGATAGGGGTCGTTTTAACCGAAGAATACAATGTGTTGAAAGTAAAATTGGGTGGTGCTTTGAACCAAATCATCGAAAAAAATATTTAATTTACTTTCTAAAGAAAAAATATTAACACATAGTTCACCGATATAAAAAAATGAATTTTATTATTATGGTAAATAACACTATAATAAAATATTTACTATGACTACTAAAATTGGTTATATCTATGCTATCGAGAACAATTTCGATAGTTCGACTTATATTGGTCTAACGACGAAGACTATTAAAGAACGTTTTGCTCAACATCTTCAAGCTGCAAGGTCGTCTAGAGCCACCTGCGTCTTGCATCTCTTTATGGCTAAACATGGTCCAGAAAACTTTACTATTAGAGAGCTTCGTAGGGTTGAATACCATTCAATCATAGAACTTCAATTGATCGAAGAAGAGTGTATTAGGGACTTTGGCGACCTTAATACTACGTATAATTCTCGATCTTATGAGATGGCAGGTTTGACCTTGAACCGAGTTATTAAAGAACGTTCGCCCAAAGAAAGG